TATTAAACAATCTAACCTTTGTAATGAAATCTACCAATACACAGATGAGGAAACAACAGCAATCTGTACGTTATCATCTATGGTTTTGAAAAACTTTATCAAATCAGGAAAATTTGATTTTGAACTGTTATACAATGAAGTTAAAAAGGTTGTTAGATCTTTAAACAAAGTTGTGGACATCAACAACTACTCAACAGAAAAAGGTAGAAAAGGTGGGTTAGAACAAAGAGCAATTGCAATTGGAACTCAAGGTTTAGCGGACGTATTCTATTTAATGGATTACATCTTCACATCAGAAGAAGCGAAACAATTAAATAGAGACATTTTTGAAACAATCTATTACGCGGCAATCTACGAAAGTAACCAATTGTGTAAAGATGGAAAATACGAACCCTACAAATTCTTCAAAGGGTCACCAATGTCACAAGGGACATTCCAGTTCGATATGTGGAATGTGGATGAGTCAAACTTATCAGGAATGTGGGATTGGAGTAAATTAAAGAAAAGTGTTATGGAGTATGGTGTATGTAATTCACTATTCACGGCACAAATGCCAGTGGCGTCTTCAGCTAAAATCACAGGTTCTTATGAAATGACTGAACCAGCTCACTCGGCAATCTTTAACAGACGAGTAGTTGGTGGTGAGATCATGATTGTAAACAAATACTTAATTGCTGACTTTGAAAAGATAGGTATATGGTCTGAGGATTTGAAAAATGAAATCATTATGAATGAAGGATCAATTCAAAATATTAACTTTAATAATTACTTAGACCCTGAGGATAAGATTTACAATAAGAAAGTGAAACGAATTGAACACTTAATACCTAAGTATAAAACAATTTGGGAGATTTCACAAAAACAACTTATCGATATGGCTGCAGATAGAGCACCATTTATAGATCAATCACAATCTATGAATATCTACATGTCTAACCCAACATTATCAAAGATTACATCATCACATTTTCACTCTTGGGAAAGTGGTTTGAAAACACTTTGTTATTATGTTAGAACTAAGGCAATATCAACAGGGGCAAAACATTTAGCAATGGATATCTCTAAAAAAAATAAACCAAGAGTAACACCTGAACCACCAAAGGTTGATTATACAAATATGAATTTACCACCAAAACCTGAGAATTCTGATTTTGAATGTTTTGGATGTTCATCTTAAAAAAAAAGAAATCACGATTTATTCGTGATTTTTTTTTTGTTGTTGATATTTATAAATAAAAATTATCATGAAAAAAGTAATTAAACTAACTGAAAGAGATCTTACTAATATTGTCGCTAAAGTGATAAGAGAAGAACAAAAAAGTAAAAAGAGCCTTAATGAAGGTGTATTATTAACTTTAGGTGGACTTGCACTTGGTGGGGCTGTAATTAAAAAAGCATACGATTATATAAAAAACAGACAACTTAAAAATAATATGTCTGAGACAGGTAACGTTAAAAAATCGAAAGATGGTAAATTTACCATGAAAGAATATGAAGACAATGAGTCTGGTGAAACGTTTTGGGGTGTTGATGTAACTGACCACACTAGAGGTGAAGGATATGAGGAGAGACGAGTTTTATTATTTAAAAACGATCCTGAAAGAATTGAAAAAATCTTAAATTCCGAAGTTAAACATGATTATTCTGATGAGGCGTATATGACAGATGGATACGAAGACATGTTCGGACAATTCAAATCCGACAAACGAATTGATTTAGATATCGAAGATTAATCCAAAACCCTCCCCAAAAAGGAGGGTTTTTTATTTGTTCTAATTTTTACTTAAAAAAAACCTAACCTATATTTATATGTGATATGGCAAATGGTATTACATATGGTATTTCTTTCCCCTTCGTTGACTCATTCACAGGTAGATACTTGGATGTTACAAATTCAACAGAAGGCGAAGTAAGATCAAGTTTGGTTCACTTAATTCTAACAAGAAAAGGGTCAAGATATTTCTTACCTGATTTCGGAACTCGTTTATATGAGTTTATTTTTGAACCTCTTGATGGTCCTACATTTTCAGATATAGAATCTGAAATACGAGATACTATTGGTAACTACATGCCGAACTTACAAGTAACCAATATAACAGTAGAACCAGCATCTGCAGGTTTAGAAGATAAGGGTGAAACAATTAATCAATACGGTGAAAGAGAATTTAGGGTTACTAATATTGCTCAATTAGAACACACAGCAAGAATCAAAATAGATTATAGAATAACAGATTCCGCTTTTGAATCTAGTGATTTTATCATTATCAATATTTAATAGTATATGGCAGAAAAGAAAATATCTTACACGGTCCGAGATTTTCAAGGAGTAAGAACGGAGTTAATTAACTTTACAAGAACCTATTACCCTGATTTAGTTCAAAACTTTAATGATGCGGGTATTTTCTCTGTTATGTTAGATTTAAATGCTGCAGTAACAGATAACTTAAACTTTCAGATTGATAGGAGTATACAAGAAACTGTACTACAGTTTGCACAACAAAAGAATTCAGTATATAATATTGCAAGAACTTACGGATTAAAAATACCAGGTCAAAGACCATCAGTTGCTTTGGTTGATTTCTCAATCACGGTTCCGGCTTTTGGTGATAGAGAAGACTTAAGATATTGTGGTGTTTTAAGAAGAGGATCTCAGGTTAATGGAGCTGGACAACCATTTGAAACGGTATATGATATTGATTTTGCGTCACCAATAAATGCTGAAGGATCACCAAATAGAGTAAAGATACCTAACTTTGATTCAAGTGGTAAACTAATTAACTACACAATTGTTAAAAGAGAAGTTGTTGTTAATGGTATTACTAAAGTGTATAAGAGAGTTATTACTGCTAACGATGCTAGACCTTATTTAGAATTATTCTTACCTGAGAAAAATGTTTTGGGTATAACAAGTGTTTTATTAAAACAAGGAACACAATACTCAACAATACCTCAACCACAAGAGTTTATTACAGTAGGACCTGATAGATGGTTCGAAGTTGATGCTTTAGTACAAGACAGAGTCTTTATTGAGGACCCAACTAAAGTTTCAGATCAACCTGGTATTAAGGTTGGTAGATATATAACAACATCTAACAAATTCATATCCGAATATACACCTGAAGGTTTCTGTAAAATGACTTTTGGTGGTGGAAATATATCAGCAGAAGAACAATTAAGAGAATTCGCTCGTGATGGTAAAGGTTTTGATTTAAGTAGATATACAAACAATTATGCGATGGGTGCGGCTTTGACACCTAATACAACACTATTTGTTCAGTATAGAATTGGTGGTGGGTTATCAAGTAATTTAGGTATTAACACTATCAATCAGATCGGTACCGTGTCATTTGCGGTAAACGGTCCTTCAGATTCAGTTAATAGAAGTGTTATTAATAGTTTGCAGTGTAATAACGTAACCGCAGCAATTGGGGGTGCGAACATACCAACAACTGAAGATGTTAGAAACATGGTCGCATTTAACTTTGCAGCACAAAACAGAGCTGTTACGGTAAATGACTACAACTCAATCATAAGAACAATGCCTTCTCAGTTTGGTGCACCTGCTAAAGTTGCAATCACAGAAGAAAATAATAAGATAAAAATTAAAATGTTATCTTACGACACAAGTGGTAGTTTGACAAATGTTATATCAAACACACTTAAACAAAATGTTGCCAATTACCTATCCAACTTTAGGATGATAAATGACTATATCTCAATTGAGGCTGCGGAAACAATTGACCTATCGGTAACTGTTGACGTTGTATTAGATAATAGTCAGAATCAAGGTGCGGTGATTGCCAAAGTGATTCAGCAGGTGAGTGAATTCTTTAACCCGTTGGTTCGAGAATTAGGTCAGAACGTTAATATATCTGAATTAAGGAGAATACTACAATCGGAAAATGGTATTGTAAGTGTGTCTGATGTTCTATTCTTTAACCAAGTTGGAGGTCAGTATTCATCAGCACAAACATCGATGCCGTATTCAGATCCATTAACAAGACAGATCCAACCAACGGCTGATACTATATTCGCAACACCAACCCAAACTTACCAAATTAGATACCCAAACAAGGATATTAATGTAAGGGTATTGAACTTAAAATCGGTAAACTTCTCTTAGTAATTTATTTTTCTCAAAATAAGATTATTTTTTCTAAAATAGGAAATAAACTATTTATGAAAAAACGAAATCTTTAATGCCCAAATCATATAGAATAAGAACCGAAGTTGGTGTTGACAAATACATTAACGTCAATTTAGAACAAGATTGGGAATCTTTGGAAGTATTATCCTTAAAGATTCTTGCTAATGATTTATACACAAGGATGTGTGCCGATTACGGTGTTGTAGTTGGTCGTGTTTTTGTTAATAACGGGTTTGGTTTACCAAACGCAAAAGTTTCCGTGTTTATCCCTTTGGATGATGCGGATGAAGTTGATCCCGTTATATCAGAGTTATACCCTTACAGAACGATTACGGATACTAATGAAGAAGGTTACAGGTATAACTTACTTCCTAAATTACCAT